CGCTCCGAAGGTCGCTTACGCGCTCTTCGGGAAGGCGGAATTCGTGCTGCCGAATCGGGCATCGCTCCAGGAACGGAAGAACATCCAGGCGTTCGTGAAGAACGTTCTGGCGAATGCTTTCGTTACCAAAGCGATCGAAGAGTTCGAACGTCCCTACTAAAAGTAGGCAGTCAAGACCATGAACCCAGTTCAATTGGCCCTGCACGTGGCAACCGCCCAGCGGTTGCTCTACGCGCTTGACTGTCCTCGTGCACTCACGGTTAGCATCATGCTGGACCATGAGATGTACAAAGAGATTCTCGAACTCCCCGTGTCCTTTGACTATGTCAAATCTGACGACTTCTTTCGTGCCTATCAAGCGACCAAATTGCTTTCAAAAGCGAAATGGTTGCCTACGGGTATCGATAAGAGGGCGAAGGCTGAGACCACGTTCTGGGATGCGGAAAACACTTGCCGTGTGGTTAACGAAACCTTTGCATCTGCTCGTTCCGGTGAAGCACAGTTCGTGCTCCGTGACGCGCCCGCCTTGATAAACAAGGTGAAGCGTAAAATAGCCGATGTATTGGGACCGTTGACCTACGACTGGGTGTACGATTGCAACTTTGGTCCTGGGGCTGATCAAAGCACGGTGCGCGGCTTTACGGCCGCATACAACAAACTTGACCACCCAGGGTCTTGTAGTTTTTCCGCAATGCCATACCTAAGGGCTTATATCGATCACTCGATGTTGGCCCGAACGTTAACGTTGCATCGAACTACGAGACTTCCAGAGGTCGGACTGACCGATGGAAACAGGGTTGCGTTCGTTCCGAAATCCTCGAAGACGGACAGGTCTATAGCTGTCGAGCCCCGCTGGAATATCTTTTTCCAGAAGGGTGTCGGCAAATTCCTTCGGAAACGACTAGCTAGGTTCGGGATTGATCTAGATGATCAGACTCGAAACCAGCGACTCGCGGAAGAAGGATCGCGTACCGGAAGGTATGCGACTATAGATTTGAAGTCTGCTTCGGACTCCGTCTCTCGTGAAGTTATATGGGATCTCTTACCATATGACTGGGCGGCCCTACTTGATGACCTTCGCAGTAGAAGTGGTCGGCTGGAAAGCCGGCGCTTCGTATACGAAAAGTGGTCAAGTATGGGGAATGGCTACACCTTCGAACTCGAGAGTGTGCTATTCTACGCCATATGTTCGGCATACACTGACGATCTGTCGGTGTACGGGGACGATTTAATCGTACCCTCCGAGCATTATCACGAGATCGTTGAGGCTCTCTTCATGTTTGGTTTTACAACCAATAGTGAGAAGTCTTTCTCGCGGGGTCCTTTCCGGGAATCCTGCGGGGCTGATTTCTTTAACGGGGTGCAATGCACTCCTATCTATTGGAAGGAAGAACTGAATGTTGAGGGAACTCTACGATTGGTTAATCAAATCAGTAGGCTTGCTGCTCGTCTTGGTTACGGTTGGAACCGTAATCGCGGCTTTCGGCGTGCTCATGCTGATTTGGTCAGACGGTTACCGAAACACTTTCAAGTCCGGGGTCCAACCTCACTTGCCACTGTCGTCCACGACTCAACAGAGTTCTGGACTGGTAGAAGGCGATGGGGGTGGGACGGCTGGCACCTCAAGGTGACTGTACCGGTTCCGTTAAGGTTCCAGTTTAGCCATTATGAGGCGGCCGTTATACACTCTCTCCTGGCCGGGGTTCATAACTCCGTTCGGATCAAGAGGGCGTATAAACCAGACGTTGCGTACCTTTCTCGTCCTGACAAGGACGGGTATAGCGTGCGTGACAGAACCCGGCTACGAACGATCGAGGTCTTCGTGCCTTCAGGGCACGAAGAAGTCGGACCATGGGCGTAAACCCATAACCTGACTTTTCTCGCTGGGTCATGCCGGCGGGTGGTAGGGAAA